GCGCGAGAGTGTGAGCACGATCGCGATGATCCGCAAGACGACGCAAGCGTGGGAGCTCTCCCGCAATCTGATGGCCGTCGGCGGGGCCTCGCGCTACATCGGCACGCGGTATGCCTACGCCGACACCTACGCTGAGATGATGAAGCGCGGCATCCGGCCGCGCATCTACGCGGCAACCAGGGACGGGACGGCGGACGGCGAGCCGTGGCTGATGCCGCGCGAGGTGCTGGCGCAGAAGCGTATCGAGATGCAGGATACCTTCTGGCCACAGATGATGATGGAGCCCCGCGCCACGGCGGACGCCTATTTCCAGCGGGAGTGGTTCCGCTGGTTCCGGTTGTCGAACGCGCCGGCCAATCTGCGCACCTACGGCGCGAGCGACTACGCGGTGACGGCGGGCGGAGGCGACTGGACGGTGCACGGCGTCGTTGGGCTCGACACCGACGACAACATCTATCTGCTCGACCTCTGGCGCGGGAAAACCGAGAGCCACGTGTGGGTCGAGGCGTTCATCGATCTGGTCGCCAGGCACAAGCCGCTCGCCTGGGCTGAGGAAAGCGGACAGATTACCCGGTCGCTGGACCCCTTCATCCGCCGGCGGATGCTGGAGCGGCGGGTCTACTGTCTGCGCAGGCCGTTTTCCAGCGCAGCGGACAAGCCGACACGGGCCCGCGCGTTCCAGGCACGGGCGGCGATGGGCAAGGTCTTCCTGCCAGAGGACGCGCCCTGGATTGACGATCTGCTGCACGTGCTGCTGAGCTTCCCGCTCGGTGAGCATGATGACGATGTTGACATGCTTGGTCTGATCGGCCGGATGCTCGACACCATGCAGGGTGCCCGGAAAGGGGCTCCTGAGAGACCGCCTCCGAGCAAATGGGATCAGGCATTCGCCCGGCGCAGAGCCGCTGCGGGTGCCGCGGCGGCGGGCTGGAAGGGGCTGTGACGCGCGATACAAGGATCATAATGGCCTATGACAGCGAAGCCGCTGGCAAACCGGCGGCGGCCGACAGTGACGAGGTGGAGGGCATCGCCCTCGAGACCCTCGTCCAGATGTTCGAGGGAGCCGAGGAGGCGACGTTCCAGGCGCGCAAGCTGGCAGAGCGCGACCGCGACTACTACGACCACAAGCAGCTGACGGCCGAGGAGCGCCAGGCGCTCCGGGAGCGAAACCAGCCGGACGTCATCATCAATCGCATCCAGCCGAAGATCGATTTCCTGCTCGGCTACGAGACCGAGCTGCGGAGCGATCCGAAGTGTTTCCCGCGCACGCCCAAGGATGAGGACGCGGCCGTCGCGGCGACCGATGCCCTGCGCTACGTGGCGGACGAGAACGAGCTGTCGCAGAAATTCAGCCAGGGCTGGGAGTATCTGCTGATCGAGGGGGTCGAGGCCTTCGAGCTGACGGTCGATCCCGAGGCCGATAACGACGTCGTGGTAGTCGAATGGGCGTGGGATCGGATTTTTTGGGACCCCTATAGCCGCAAGGCCGACTTCTCTGACGCGACCTACCTCGGTGGCGTCACCTGGATGGACGAAAGCCAGGCGCGGGAGCGGTGGCCGGACGGCGGGGCGGCCATCGACGCCGCGATTGCGGATGCGGTCGGCAATTCGAGCACCTACGAGGACAAGCCCTGGAAGGCGTGGTCCTCGGGGCGGAACCGCAAGCGGGTGCGGATCGTGCAGATGTACTATCTGCGCAACGGTGAGTGGCACCAGTGCATCTTCACCAAGGGCGGCAAGCTTGAGAGCCTGGCGGTGCCGTTCCGGGACCACCGCAACCGTTCGTGGTGCCCGATGATCTTGCAGGCGGCCTACGTCGATCGCGAGAACAATCGCTACGGGCTGGTGCGGCAGATGATCGGCCCGCAGGACGAGGTCAACAAGCGCCGCTCGAAGGCGCTGCACCATCTCACGGCCAAGCGGTACAAGTACGAGGACGGCGCGATTGACGATCCCGATCTGGCCCGCAAGGAGCTGGCGCGGCCCGACGGGATGATCCGCGTCAATCCCGGTTTCGTCTTCGAGGAGCTCGACAATAAGGCCGATTTCCGCGGCCACCTGGAGCTGCTCCAGGAGGCCAAGAACGAGATCGACCTGCTCGGGCCCAACAAGGCCCTGACCGGCGATGCCAACAGCCCATCGGGACGGGCGCTGCTGGCCAACAAGCGGAGCGGTCAGACCGAGATCAGCAGACTGATGGATAGGCACTTCTATTTGAAGAAGCGGGTCTATCAGGGCATCTGGAACCTGATCCGGCAGTACAAGACGAGCGAGTGGTGGGTCCGCGTCACGGACGACGAGAAGAACGTCCGCTTTGTCGGCTTCAACCGTCCCGTCACCCTGGGGGAGGAGCTGGCCCGCCGGCTGGCGGCCGATCTGCAGCAACAGGGTGTTCCGCCCGACCAGATCGAGAGCCAGGTGCAGGCACAGATGGCTCAGCTCCAGGCCGATCCGATGCAGGCCATGCAGCTCCAGCAGGTCGTGCGCGTCGAGAACGTGCTGGCGGACATGAACATGGACATAACGGTGGAGCAGGTTCCCGACACGGCCAACGTGCAGGAAGAGCAGTTCCAGGCTCTGGTCCAGCTGGCGCCGGCTGTGGTCTTCCCTCCGGCCGTTTACCTCAAGGCCTCGGGGTTGCGGAACAAGGACGAGCTGCTCAAGGAGCTCGAGGGCGCGAACAGTCCCGAGGTGAAGGCGGTCCAACAGAAGCAGGTCGAGCAGGCCATCGCCAGGGGAGACAGCGAGATCGAGTTCAAGCGGGCCCAGGCCGCCAAAGCGACGGCTGAGGCCGACAGGATCAGGACGGAGACTGCGGCTGGCAGTGCCCAGGCGGCATTGCTGGCGGGCGCCGGAACCGATTTGCCTGTTGCTCCGAGCGGGGGCAACGGCAGTGTGCTGCCGCCGGGCTGAACGGGCGTTTACTTATTGAGCGTGCCGCCGCCGGGCTGAACGGGCGTTGAGGCCGCCGCCGGGCTTTCGGGCGTCACAGAGGACCGCATGACTGACACCAACGACGCCGCGTCGCTGGACGCGCTGCTTGATGTGCCGCAGGCTTCCGCTGCTGTTGCAGAACCGGCCGTGACGCCGTCTGCCGCCCCGGAGGGAAGCCAGCAACCGGGCGAAAAGGATGATGAGACGGCGCCGCCGGCCGCCTCAGCGCAGCAGCAGACCGCCGGCAGCGAGCCGAAGATGGTCCCGGTCACGGCCCTCGAAAAGGAGCGCCGCAAGCGCCAGGAATATGAGCGAGAGTTGGAGGCGCTGCGCAAGCAGCTGCAGCCTGAGCAGCAGACGCAGCAACAGCAGCAGAGGCAGGGACCGCAGCCGCCGGACCCGTTCACGGACCCGGCTGGTTTTGCGGAATTCGTGCAGGCTCAGGTCGAGGAACGGTTTCTTACGCACCGGCTCAACGACAGCGAGGAGCGCGCCATAGCCACCTATGGCGCTGATGTCGTTGATGCCGCGTATGAGGCCGTGCTCAAGGCCGGCCCCCACGAGGCCCAGCGCCTGTTGGCGACGAAGGACCCTTACGCTGAACTCGTCAAGTGGCACAAGCGCCAGCTGGCGATGGCGGAAGTCGGGGACGACATCGAAGCCTACAAGGCCCGGCTCCGCGAGGAGCTGCTTGCCGAGCTGCAGGGGGGAGGCAAAGCGCCAAACCCAGCGTCCAATCCGTCTCAGACCCCGGCGGCCAAGGTGCCGAAGACCCTGGGGCGCACGCCGTCCGTGCAGCCGCGCGACGAAAGCGGGCGGTTCGCGGGCGGGCCGGCGCCTCTTACCGAAATCCTAGGAGAGTAGAGGCTAGACAATGGCTGAGACCACGGTCCCGACGGGCCTGACAGTACAGCAGTGGGACGAGCGGTATTTCCGCGAGTACCTGTCCAACAACTGGTTCCGCCAGTTCATGGGCACTGGATCGTCAAAGATGATCCAGGTGAAAGAGGACCTGACCAAGAAGCCCGGCGACAGCGTGACATTCACCTTGGTCAACCGGCTGACGGGTGCGGCGAAAAACCAGAACGAGGCGCTGGAAGGCGCGGAAGAAGACGCGATTTTGCGCTCGTTCCAGGTGCGCGTCCGCGAGTATGCGCACGCCGTGCGCTTCAAGAAGTTCGAGGCCCAAAAAACGGCCATCGATCTGCGCCAGGCGCATAAGGACGTGTTGATGGATTGGAACATGGCGCTCGATCGAGACAACATCATCACGGCGCTGGGGTCCATCGACGGCGTGCCCTACGCGAGCGCTACGGCAACGCAGAAGAACACCTGGCTGGCGAACAATGCCGACCGCGTGCTGTTCGGGGCGGCAATCTCCAATAATGCGAGCAACAACCACGCCAACTCGCTGCTCAACGTCGACGCGACCAATGACAAGCTGACGCCGGAGGCCATCAGCCTGATGAAGCGGATCGCCAAGACGGCGAGCCCGAAGATCAGGCCGATCCGGGACCGCACCTCGATCGGGTCCAGCGAGGGCTACGTGCTGTTCGCGCCGACGCAGATGATCCGCGATCTGGCGGCCAACACGACGTTCGCCCAGGCCAACCGCGACGCGCGCACCCGCGGCATCGACAATCCGCTGTTCACCGGGGCCGATTACGTGTGGGAGAACGTCTTCATCTACGAGATCGAGGACATCCCTTCGCTGGGGGCGGTAGGTCAGGGAGGCGCCATTGTGAGGCCCTGCTATCTGTGCGGGGCGCAGGCCCTCGGCATGGCCTGGGCCATGCGTCCACAGACGGTCGAAGAGGAGTTCGACTACCAGCGCGCCGTCGGGATCGGCATCAAGCAATGGTACAAGGTCGAGAAGATGCGGTTCGGTTCCGGCAACACGGACACCGACAATCCCAAGGACCATGGCGTAGTGACCGGCTACTTTGCTGCTGCTGCTGACGCCTGATGATCTGGCATGGGGCCGCCCTGCTGCGGCCCCTCTCCATTCTGCACTCCAATCATCTGAGGACTGACAATGGCAACCGTTACGAGCAACCAGAACGCCATGCCGCCCGTCGGGCACGGTCTGGCCGGCAATGTGAAGGCAT